CAAGAACTTGTTTGACCAGGAGTTACAACGGAAGTTGCACTCTTTGAGGGAGTTTCGGCAGGTGCGGCCCCTTTGGTTACTACGTTTTCCATTTCTTGTAAATTTCTACCAACGGACATTTTTTTTAGATCTTGTGTTATAATCTATATTTATTTATAAATTAAAGATTTCCCAAGAAATCTTTAAATAATTCAATTTTATGTTCTTGTAGAGTTTTTTCATCTACAAGAGTATTGATTCTACGCTTTGTTTGCTCTGCAAGTTTTTCACGAAGGATTCCTCCTTCCCAAACCCATTCTTTACCCTCCATAATTCCTTGAACAAAAGCATCAGGAGCAGAAGGATCGGCAACGATGTCTGCAGCAGTTGCAAGCATGAAATCTTCGCCAACAATTTTATGACCTTCATTGGTCAATTTAAGTGAACCAACACCACGAGAAGAAACACCTAGACAAACACCAGAATCCAATAAAGATTGGGCAATTTTACCCATTGGAGTTTCGAGAAGTTGTGCCTTACCCCTAAAGTTTGTTCCTTCTGCCGTAAGAGAAACAATCTTATGGGAAACACGATCAAGATTGACTGTAGGACCATCTGGATGTCCTAACTCCCCAAGAGCACGACCTTTTGAAATAAAAGATTCGGTGTATCTTTTTACCTCCTTTGCAAGAGTTTGCATAGGGTACATTCTTCCATTACGGTTACAAATGTCTCCTTGAAGAAAAATTCCTTCAATAAACATTGTTTTTTTACCATTTACCTTTTCGGTAATAAACTCTACTTGTGAGACTTCTTCTGTGATGAGTTTCATTTTTTATTCGGTGACTAACTGAACGATTTCTGTGATACTAACATTCTCAGATCCTGATGAGGTAATCGCACTCACCTTCACACTTCTTGCAATATTTGCATTAGTTGTAGTAATTACTCCAACAATAGATGAACTATTATGTGAGATTGTCACAGAATCATTAGATACTGCAGTAATCAATCTGTGCTCTGTATTAATTCCTGCTGGATGTGCATTTTGAATGGTGACATAATCGCCAACTAAAAATGGATTTCCTGCATTTTCATCAAATGAAATAACAGTTGACGCTCCTGTAGTAATTCCTGCAATCTTTTGTCTTGCAAGTCTTTCTTTCAATACTTCATTACCATAAGGAGTAAGATGAAAAGAATTAATGGTGGCAACCGGATCCCCTCCAGTTTCAATATAAACTGAGGTCAATCCGGTAGATACTCTTATATATCCACTTCTAAGGGCAATAGGATTACTAGTAGTTGCCGCACCTGCAGTAGCAGTAATTCTATTTACATTTTGAACAATCTTAATTGCCATTATTCTTGGTCCTCTGTATTGCCTTCATCACCAAACATCGATGCTGCCACATAAGGTCGGGCAGAATCAACTCTGTCCGATGCTTTTGCGTATAATATTTCTTTAATTTTATCAGATACATCAGATGCTGAACCATCTGTTGCAATCAAATCGATAAGTTCTTCCATAAAAACAATTTATTATTATAAGATTATTTATATCTTGCCACCTTTAGGCTCTGGAGGAGGTTCTGGTGCAAGTGGTTCTTCAGGAACTTCTCCTAGTGCTGACTCTCCTGTACCTTCTGGAGGTAAACCACCTTCTGGAATAGGATTGCCCATTTCATCCACTGGAGGATTAGGATCTGGAAGAATACCCTTTTCAATTTCATCATCAATTTGTTCATCAATATCAATAATCTCACTATCAGTTTGACGAAGAATCTTTTTGCGGACATATTCGGTTGAGAAATATTTGCCAATATATGGTTCCATCGTCGTAACGAGTGTTAAACGATTTGTAAGTAATTCTGCTTCCTTAAGTTCTGCAAAATGGTTGTCATATAAGAAATCATATTGAATATGATCGCTCATCTCTTCCCAATCTTCCGGAGATACAATATTTTTTAACAAAAGTTGAGTACGAAGCATATCATTAAACATATTTGCAAAACGCTTTCTTAAACGTCCAACAAACTTGGAAAACTTAAGTTCATCTCTTAGAATTTCTGATGAACGACCTAGATTAAATCCATCACCGCCACCGGCAATTCTTGACTCCGGAACTCCTAATGATCTATAAAGTTTCTTTTGGAAATACTCAATATCAGAAAGTTCTCCTAAATTTTGACCACCGGGAAGAGTTGTGATTTCAGTTCCTCTTCCGCCTTCTCTTCTTGGAAGCCAGAAATCTTCAAGCATACTCATAAACTTACGGTCATCACGAACCTCTCCGGTGTTCGCATCGTAAACTAATTTATTACGATAACGACTCATAACCTCCTTGAGGTATTGTTCTGCCTTTACTTTTGGAAGATTGCCAACATCAATATAGAAGATACGACGTTCTGGTGCTCTAGATAATCTATAGATTACTAAAGAGTCTTCAATCATTCTCAACTGATTGAGTGCCTTAATTGCCTTATGAAGATAAGAAAGTACGGTTCCCTTATTTCTATCTACTAAACCTGAAGTGCAATATGTGATTGAATCTCTTGCAATCTTTACCCCACCTTTTGACGATGAACTAAGAGTACCTGATGGATAATTTGATGTTGGAGTGTAAATAAAATACTCCTCAATTTCAGGATATGTAACCTGATTTACATTAAAATTACTGAGTGATGATAAATTTGGACCTATATTATTGTTCGTCTTTTTCTCTTGACGAATGTGCTTCATCTTCATAGGATCAATATATCTGAGTTCCTGAATTCCATCTTCAGGTTTCTTTACATCAATAACTTTGAGATAAAATAATCTACCGTCAATATACCAATTCCTAAAAATTTCGTGGGACTTCTTATCAAAGTCCATAATTTCTTTAATATATTTAAACTCATCTCTTATAATTTTCTTGAGTTTATCACTTGCATTTAAGTTTGAGAGTTCTATCTCTACGGGAGAATCATATAAATCACTTACGATTGCTTCATTAACAACATCTTCAATTGCACCATCACATTCTGGATGGAGAGACATTTCACGATATCGACGAATTAAGTCATATTCTGTCCTATAAACACCCTCAATATCAACAGTCTGACCATAAAATCCAGATTGAATATAATAATCAACCCCGTCCTCATTATTAGGAGGAACGGGGGAGACTATTGATTTGGATTTTTTTTCATTATCCTCAATCGAAAAACCAAAAAGTTTCGCCATTTTATAAATTTAAACTCTTAATATGTTCTATTTAGTTAATATCTTCACCGCCAGCAGCAGGTGAATTACCTTTAACTGCTTCCCACCAAAGAACCTGCATCTCTACGGTAAACTCCTGAATAGCATCAGTTTCATATGCCAGATTGATTGGACTAATATTTGTTGGGAATAAATCATAGAAATGATATGCTCTCAGCGTAGAACCATCACGATCTAATTGATAAACGAAAGCATCTGCCTGATATAATGCTGGATCAGTAACACCAGTATTATCAGATACTCTGTTAATTTTATTCATCCAGTTTTCAAATGCCGAACGAATAGAAAAATCAGTGTCATTAATTACGGTAATCGTCCAAGTTTCAAAAGTACGATCTCCTGCTAATTTTAGAGTTCTTCCTCTAAATGCAACATCTATTGGAGTTACTGTTGAAGCTGGAAGTGCCGCAGACTTAACTAAGAATCTTGATTTGTCAAGAACATTAGTATCGGCAGCTGCAACATCTGGGAAAGAAAGAACAACCTCAAAGAGGTTACTTCTAGCACCACCACCAGACAGCTTACTCTTGAAGTCTGTAATCTTCCTTAAAGGAGGTGGATTTAATTGATTTCTGGTTGCCATAGTTGTTAAACCTCTTGATTAATTAAAAGTTGCCGATTACTTCTTCAAAATCAACACCAGTCTTGGTGGCAATGAAGGTAAGACCGATGAAGTTAATCGATCTCGCTGGTTTAATGTAGATGTCTGCTTTAAATTGATTTGCATCAATAACTGCTGCCGTGTTATTTGTTTCATCACAAATAACAACATAATCAAAAATACCTCTCTTTGCCTGAACATCACGCAAGAATGGTTCAATTGTATTTACGAAATTGGTTCTTGTAATTTCATCGTTAAACTCAAATAATACATCCTTAGCAGCACGAGAAATGGCATCTTCAAGATAGATAAAGAGTCTGCGAACATTAATACGGTCAAATGCAGATGTTCTTCCTAATCCAGTCTTATCACCAAACAGAATAATACCTGCTCCCGGTGAGAAGATGATTGGATTGATTCTATTGGAGTATAGACGATCTCTCTGAGACTTGCTTGGAGTATAGGCAAGTTTCACTGCATTTAGAATAGCACCTCTTGCCGTTCCTGCTGGAGAATACCAGGGGAAATAATTAATATCATTGCGAGCACATAGTCCAGCAATGTCACCATTTAAAGGAGCATATCTATAAGTATTTGCAAATCTATCGTACATATACTTGTACCCAGAATCAAATACTGCATAAGACGAAGATGCTATAGGTGAGAAGAAACTAATTACATTTTTGGTAATATCTTCTGGTGCTCTAACGGTAATATCCCCTTCTGCTGGATTGTCTGCAAGAGCAGCACCTCTATATGGGGTAATAAAGGCAATTGCATCCTTTCTAAGTTCGGCAACCGAAATAAGTTTGTTTGCCAGTTCTTGTGCGGTTTCTTTTGCATAACCAGCAGATCCCATCAATAAGAAATCTACTTTGATTTCTTCTGTGTTCTCAAATAAATCGTAACCATCCTTCAACTCTCCAAGATCAGCAGTAAGAGCACCAGAGGTTGAGATTCCTGTTTGCCCATTATAGTTAACACCACCTGCTAATGTGTAAGTATTAGAACCTGCTGAACCAAAAATGACATTTTCTGCCGGTTGATCCCATCCATTATCTGTGGTCAAATCAAATTGATTAGCATCGTATCCAGTTGTAGTAAGTCCGGCAGGAGCTCCACCGGCAAAGATGGTTGCAGAACCTGCGGCAATATACTTTCTCCAATAAGAAGTACTTCCAGCAGAAAACTCAGCATCAGATGCCTTGGAAAGACCTAAGTGCTTCTCAAGAATTGTTCCGGCATTGCCAGTAATTGTTCCTAAATCATCAATAACTACAACATGAACTTCATCAAATCTAGATCCTCTTGGTTCTGCGAATGCCGAAGTTCCTGGTGCTGGTGCTAGATTATTCCACTGGATGTTGGAATTAGTCAAAGTAATGTATTGTTGACTGAACCAATCAACTTCTCCAGTGTAAGCAGCACTTCCCAAAGTATCAGAGGAAATACCGCTGTTGTTTGTTCCTGCTGCCGGGGTTACAGATACGATACCAACATTTCCAGTTTCGGTAAAGCACCAAGTCCCATCTTGCTGATAATCAACGGATGTTTCTGTTCCAGCAGCAGATACGTGACTTAGAACTTTAACTTTTACTTCTGATTGACCAACTTCAGTGATAATACCTTTTAAATAACCGTCAAGAGAACTTCCGTTTGTAACATCAGTTTTACCCACTACAGATTGAGTTACACCATAACCAACTCGAAGTGTGAGTCCGGTTGTTGAGGATGTAGATACATTGCTTCCAAAAGAAACTGATTGTCCAGTAAGTACTGCAGTATTTAAAGATGCTGGATTAATGAATACTGTTCCTATTCCTATCGAAGTTACAGTCGTTCCTGCCCCAGTGACACCAGGTATTGTGTTTAGAGTTTGTCCAATTGTGATGCCAGTTGTTGTAATACCACTAATAAATGTAGTGGTAACTCCAATATTACCAGATGCTGTTGCAACCCCAACAAAAGTAGTAGTTGTAGTTGTCAGTGTAGTTGTTCCGATTCCGCTTAAAATTTGATCTGCCTTAGAGTCAATAATTGCTACTTTAATTCCGTTTGCCCAAGAACCAGGATTTCTTGCCGCTACAGTAACATTAGTAATGGTATTCTCATCATACCCAAGTTCTTCATAATTATCTAAACTCTTAATCTTTACACTACTTGCAGTTCCAACAAAAGCATTTTTTAGTTGGGTGTCGTCTGCTCTGACTACCTGCAGTGAACCACCATAAGAAAGATAGGATGAGGCAACCATCCAACTTTCATAGTGCTTGTCTGTGGAATAAGGTTCGCCAAAATTATTCAGCAGATCATCTTCGTTCTCTACTAAGGTTGGCGAATCTACAGGTCCTTTTGCGAATGGTGCAACAATTGCTCCTACCTTATTAGAAGCTGGTTGAACTCTACCAGAGGTTAAGTCAACTTCCCTTACTACAATTCCAGGAGATGCTAAATTTAGCGGCATCTTTATTCTCCGTTATCCCGAATTATTCTAAAAGTATTTATAATTTCCTTCTCTTCAAAGACTTATCTATAATCCCACATATAAGAACGGTCTCCATATTCATCAACACTCCAAACCTCTTCAGTTTGTATTTGATTTTCTGGAGTAGCAAACATCCACCTATCCCCAGTTTCTTGCTCCACAAATACTTCCATATCTTCTAATCCATCAGAAATAAATCCGAATGGAGACATATCCTGTTCAATTTGATTTTTCTGTTCCTCATAAATTCTCTTACGAATATCATTATCCGTCATTTCCTTGAAATAATCTTGAGCAACTA